ATGCGAAACCGACATCGATTTAACAGTCGCATGACCCGTATCGTACTGCTTATCAGTTTCTTCTTTCTTTTCGGACGCTTAGTCTACTCCTCCATTGGTGCATGGCATCATCATCAAGATAAAAAACAGACTCAACAGTCCAGCCTGATCGTAGAAACGCCTGGTCAACGTTAGCCCTTTAAGAGACAAAAAAGGCGACCAGTGGTCGCCCTAATGCATTTATAAACCGTTATTCCCACTCAATTGTTTGCAACCATCGTAATTGATTGATTTTAAATATTAAAACTGGCTATCCAAAGTTGCCGTACCGTTTTATATACCGTCAACGCCAGACTGTAACATGAAAAATACCATGTCATCGCATCAGCGAATCGTACTGTCTTTCACAGACTCGTCCGGCTTCGGCTGCCCGGTCAGCGTACTCTGCCAGCTGTCGGTTTCGTTCGAGAGATTGCGCGAGCACGTCGGCAAGCAAAACTCCGGTGTCTGCGGCTGACGGCCCAGCGCCGACAGTGGCGTTATACTGCCCGAGCTGCTTTCGTATGGCAACGATTTGCTGCTGCAACCGGCCAGCACGATCAGCGGCATCAAGAGCATCATTGCGCGCCTGGTCAATCCTCTGCTGAGCTTCAATTTCATTGAGTGCTTTCTCCTGCTCACGCTGTGCTTTCGCTTTATCCTCTGCCGCTTTCTGGTCAGCCTGCGCCATTGCGTAACCAGCATCGTATTGCCTGGAGCCGTGGACATTCCAGGCAACGATGATGCAGACCACGACAACAACGGCAGCAGCGGCACCGATAATAGGTTTCCACCATGCCCTCAGGATTGCGGCGATCATGCTGCTGCGATCCCCTTGGCTATGGCTTCCTTACCTGATGCATCACGCCATAACCAGCTTTCGGCGGCCCGGCGGCGGACAAGACCTTTCATCACCCGACCACCTGATTTGTTCCAGCGCGCAAATTGCGACAGCGCCAGATCAAATCGTTTGTTGTTGACCATCTCCAGCAACGTGGAGTTCTTCAGCGCGGTCAAGCCGACGTTGTAGGCAAAGCTGACCAGTGCGTCAAACTGACCCTGCTTAAGTTCGACGCTGACCAGAGAAGACACGCCATCTTCGAAGCGTTTCAGGTCTGCCAGCAGGCCGTCATCCGCCTGCTTTTGCGTCCACACCAGACCCGGTTTAACTTCGCGCCCGGTATGACCCCACCCGATAGTCCAGGGTGAACCGCTGAGCTTCTGCCAGTCAGGAACCAGGCGGTAATCTCGCATTGCCAGCTTTCTGGCGGTGCAGGCTTTGCCGAGGTCGCTGCCGGGATCAGGGTATGCATTCAGCTCGCAGGTTTCGAAATACTTCATCACGGCCAGGCCGTTTGCGGAAATCTTCATCATGACCTCGATATCTTAAAAATTTGCACCACGTTACCGCGCGTCTTCAGAACCGCCGCCAGCATGACGGCATTCAGTATCAGATCGCCCCAGTCGGTTGAAACGTAATAGCCATAGAACACACGCAACGGAATGCTGGCCGCCACAACGATAAGCAGGTATGCCAGCCACCCACCCCACCAGCGGTGGCGTGACCCTTCGCGCCGGAAGAGAAGCACCCGCAGCGCGATAGCGCCGCAGATGATGCATTTTGCTATGAGCAAAATCTCATGACTTGTCATTGTCTTTGCCCCACGGGATTAGTTTTCCTGGATTGTTCGATCCCCGGTGTAACCATGACCCCACCCCGACAGCGACGATTGCAGACACGAACGCCGCCGAGGAATCGACAATGCCACGCTCAAAGCCAGAAGAAGAAACACCGGGGATCATGGAGGCCAGGCCAACCAGGATAGAAGAGATGGGTTTGTAAAAAAGGATGCCGCAGAAGAAGCTTAACACGGAAAGAAGAAGGCGACGGCGTATCGGATATTCAAGCGCGAAGGTAACAAATATTACCGCACCAGCGAGTGCACCTAATACTGCCTCTATGGGGACGCCCATTACCCATGCAGCAAGCGCGCTCGCGCTAAGCCCCTGATTTATACTTGATACTGTTAGTGACGCGGACATAGTAGCCACCGTTTTTTCTGCATGATGAACCCCCTTTGTTGGTAAGTTCATCATACACAATAAACCATATATGGATAATACTATGTGAGAATTTTCTTAACAGGGTTACCTTTAAGTTATGCCTCTAAAAATTTCTTGAAGTTTCAAACCAGATGCCTGCAATTCTTTCCAAATATAAAATAGAATTAGCATCATTGCTGGTTACGCTTACATTTCCTTTTAGCCTTATAAGCGAAGAGTTATATGTTATTCCAGCCCCTACAATCATTCTCACCCTAAGCTTTTGCCCATTCTTCCCCCCTAAAAAATTTGTTACAGAGATAGGAGCATTAATTATTATGTTAGGTCCAATCCATGCTGAAGGCGTGGAAGTTGTAATAGATATTTCGTTATTAGATGCGTCATCCAATATTGTTACATTACTAATTACAGTGAAGGGAGCTCTGTTATTAGTGCTGAAATACTGATTAGCTGATGCCCCCCTGGCTTTGATGTCTTTGAAGTTAACTTCTTCTATAAGAAGATTGGTGTCAAAAACATAAAGAATGTGGGGGCGTGAAGTGGCATTACCAACAATCTCATCGCTTATAATAATTCCTGTTAGAACTTTGTTGTTGAATCCTCCCAAAGCATATGCGCAACCTGGGCCTGAATGTACGTTCCCAGATATGCTAATTTCATTAGTAGCACCTGAAACAGGAACAATGGAAGGATCGTAACCCCTGCTATAGATTGCGCCAGATGGCTTTGGAGAACCCGCCCAATCCGACTCAACACAAATACTAGCCACAGAACCAGCACTAAGTATATTACCAGTCACATTTACAAATGAAACGTTTGCGACGAGATATACAGAATATTTCCAATCACCCAATACTTGATTATTGGATATGTTTACACCAGTAACCCCCTTGTAACACTGGATTGCAGTATCATCAGTTGATTTTAGCGATGAGCTATTAGATTGAATATAGTTACCAATAATATCGATCCAACGACACCCCCAAGCTATGTTGATGCCTGATGATCCCCCCTCAAGTAAATAGTTATTAACTACTTGAACTCTCTGGCAATTTGAAGAAATATTTATATTCCTGTGGGATTGATTACTGAATATGTTATGTGTAATGTTAGCCCTAAAAATACCCCCTCCCTGTAGGCCGTGTGTTCCCCCATTGACAATATTACCGTATACTAATGTGTCACGAAGTGTAATCACTGATGGGTAAATAGGTACCCCGCCACTATCAATACCACCATATGTACCACTACTTACCGCAATCAATCCTATGCCAGTTAAAGTAATACTTCCGATACCTTCATCTGGATCTACAGGCATTGTAACAACGTTATTTATTATTTTGTTGTTATAGTTAACAGAATTCAAACTTAACGTACCAATTCTTATTCCATACCGCTCTCCACCAGCGGAGAAATTGTATACTTTATTGCTTTCTAATGTTGAATTTATTACGCCAGACACAACAATTCCTTTTGTGGCGTTTTGATTTATATCAATATCACACTGAGATATTCTTAATCCATCATGCCCAGTGTCAACAAAAGACCTTATGACAGTGTCTGTTCCAGGTATCAAACATTTTAACTTTAGGCCCTCGATTGCTTTACATCCAACAGTTACAATGATTGCACCGCAACCATATCTTTTATCAGTTCCTTTAACTATAAATCCAGGGTGTTCTGCTGCGTAATTCACTGCGGCTTGAATTGCAATCGTAAAGTCAGTGTCTTCATCAACATATATCCCCGGAGAGGTTAAGTCAGAAAATTGCTCAGGGGTTACGTAATACTGCATTTCTGATAGATAACCCTTAGGCTGGACACCAATATATGATGCTCCTGTAGGCTTTGCCAGTTCTATTAAAACGTCTGCAGCACTCCCACTTTCAGGAAGAACCATGAGAGGGTTACCTGAACTATCCATCGCAAGAATTTTATTTTTACGCTGCTCTACTGAAGGAAGAGGTGCCACATAACCTTCAGGAACTCGCAGGCTACGGTTGAGGTTATTTTGAGCAAGCACATCAACATAGTTCTTTGTGGCCGCATCCTGTGCGCGTGACGGGTCACGAAGGTTTCTTATGTAGTATCCCAGCGCATCATAATAATTTGCCACAAAAGAAGGGCGTCTTAACGACAGTCTCAGACGACTAAAGCACTGCTGGATAAGCATCGTCAGCTTGTCGAAGGCATCTTCATGAACTTCAGCAAAGAACTTACCCTGGTTGCGCAGATCTGTGTCCTGCGTCACCGGGAGTGAACGGTTGATCGAAATCTGCCAACCATTCGCCAGGGGAGAGTTGAGCACCACGCTGCCGCCGGAATATCCTTTTGCCCCGGTAACGCTGTAGTCAGTGTCGAGCAGTAGCTGAGTAATATTTTCATTAAGGTCGACTACCTGAACGACCAGATCAGAATTTTTCATGATGCGGAAGGTGTACGGGAAGGATGTTGTCGCCCCGTTACCCGTGTATTCGTTATGGTCGATTTCGGTAGAGACCGTCATTTTGATTTTCTCCAGATGGCTGATGCGCCCGGCGCGCTTACACATCTGTCATTCTATTACCCACCAAACCATATATGAATTAAATGGTGATGCATTAACCAAATTATTACCTTACAGGTAATTTTAATTGTCACTGGAAGTAAGACCTAACCTTTGATATATGTATATGCATACAGTTGTTTATGGAGAGAGTAGATGCCGCAGCAGTACCATTACCCGATGAAAGATAATTTCTATGACACCATTCACACGCCAGGAGGCGTCAGATCCCTGGTAGAGGAATCCCACCTCATGACGCTGCTAAGGGAACTCGATAAGGACGGTTTTAATGTGGATGGGCCGATGGCTGAGCTGGTTGCGCTGGTCAATTACGTGACGAGTTCGCAAATGTCGATGCGAGATTTGCAAACGCACCTGGATTATTGCGCCCAGAAGCTGAACGAACAAACCAAATAAGAATTGAAATTACCTGATAAATATGAAATTATTACCTAATAGGTAAATTTACAACGCTTAAATCTTGTGCCATAGTAATCATGCATCGGCAAAATCCGATGCCGGGATTGAGACCCCGATACTACAGAGGCGCACACACCGCGCAGGCGGTTTTTTTATGCGTAACGCACAGCTATACCAGAATTATGGTGGGCTGGGCAGGGCAGCCGAAAGGCTGGCCGGGTCCTTTGTAGCCGGTAGTCTCAACCCTGTTCAGTTCACCACCTGCCAGATTGAGACCTGCGGTGGTGATTAACCAGACTACAAAGGTGATCACTATGACTGCTCAGAGAAAACCAACCCCAGATGCAGTATTTAACTTTGAATCTGCTATCAAAGTACGTATGTTCCAAATCGACGGTAACCCATGGTTCGCAGCTTCTGACATTTGCAAAGCGCTTGGCCTTACTAATTCCCGAATGTCACTTAAAGCGCTTGATGATGATGAGAAGGGTGTAAGTTCAACTTACACCCCTGGTGGAAGCCAGACTGTAAACGTCATTAACGAGTCCGGCCTCTACACTCTGATCCTCCGCTGTCGCGACGCGGTGACACCCGGCACCATCCCCTACCGTTTCCGCAAATGGGTAACCGGCGAGGTGTTGCCGCAGATCCGCCGGACCGGGCGCTACGTTCGTGAAGAGTTATCACCGGCGGATAAAGCCCAGAAGGTTGTCGCCAGCTTCATGCCCGCGATACTCGAAGCGATGAAGTCCGAAGGTAAGAACCAATACAGCTACCCGCTCAAGCCGGGATACCGTGAGTTCATTCATTCGCCTGAAGGCGTCAACGGCCTGGCGGAAAGTTCTATGTTGATGGACCTGTTACGCCAGCTTGGAGAGGACGGGCACGACGTGGACGGCGCGGCCGCCGAGTTCACAACGATGGTTAACTACATCACCGGCGTCAGCAAATGCCTGAGCAATATCCGCAGTCACGCCCAGTACATCAGCAGTAACGCGTCAGACTTCTGAGGGAAAATGCGCAGGGAAGCGCGCACAAAATAATCATTGACGGTGTCGTCAACTGCGTCCAAAATTACCCTAAAGGTAAACAGGAGGTGTTTATGTTTAAACCTTCAGTGTTAAAATTTGCTAATCCATTCAATGTGGAAGTATGTCATGATCAGGAAGAGAACGTCTGGGTTGCCCAGTGCGATGATCTCGGGCTTGTGACTGAAGCTGAAACGTATGAAGAGCTTACTGAGCGTGTTTGGGAAATCGCTCCGGATCTGTTCGAGATGAACGGCTTTATTGGTAATCCGGCGCGCATCCGCCTTTCCTTCACTCAGGAGCAATCCTATCAGGACAGGATCGCGCTCTGATAAATGGGAACCGGACTATATCCAAAACTAACGGAATTGCTTTTAGCAGCCGGATGCCAGTTTGAAAGGCAGGGAAAGGGAAGCCATGAGATATGGTCCAGCCCTATCACAAGGAAAAAGTTTAGCGTTCCGTACACTGTAGTATCGAGCCATACGGCTAACGGAATACTGAAGCTGGCAGGACTACCAAAATACTTCTGAATAAGCCCGCATAGCGGGCTTTTTTGTGGGCGAAGTTAACGTTGTGACATGTCACTATAGATATGCAATGCTATCCTGGTTAACATTACCTTTTAGGTAACATTTTGCAGGTCTTATATGCAAGTTTTCTGGATCGTCGTTGGTGTAGTGGCCGTGATTCTTTTTATCATTAATCAGAACCGGACCAAGACTTCTGATCGCACTGTTGTCAGACAGCACAGGACAATAAAGACTGAAGACGGAGAAATAAGCATTGAGCGAGTGCAAGTAGTTGATAGCGCAACGACTAAGTATCATCCGTCAGGAAATGCACCAGACGTATCTTCACCATCAAAGTATGACCACCCGGTGATCGAACCCTCACATAATAAAAATATAACCACCACAAAAGAAATTAACCCTCCTCAACCCAAACCATTTTCAGCCAGGCTACCGAATGGTGTATCACAAAGACCTGCCTACCATGGTAAATTTCCGGGTGATGAGGTTATCAAACTCAAGACAGTACCAGTACCAGCACCAGCACCAGCACCAGCACCAGTACCAGCACCAGCACCAGCACCAGCAGAAGTTAAAGTTATTGAAGGGCTGAAGCAATGCACAAGATGTCGAATAAATCTTCCATATGATAAATTTCGGAAATCGTCGAAAAATGCTGATGGTCTGACCATATGGTGTGCGAGCTGTCTTGATGGGCCGAGAAACACCAGGCACATGAAATGGTGCCCTATGTGTAACGTCAGAAGAAAGCGCACCAGTTTCTACCCTAACAAGCAGAACGCCGATGGATTGATGGCCTGGTGCAAGACATGCTGGGACGGGCATAAAGCGAGAAGATAGATCGGGGCGATTCAGAATAAAAGCTTGAGAGAGTCTATTGATATGCGTAAGAAATTCAATTTTATAAATTTATGTTTACTGGCTGGCATACTTTTCCAGCCAACTATTATTTATGCCAAGTCAGTTGTTACAGAACGCACTCCATTAGAGCTATCTGGTATCGCGGCTGATTTTTTCTTAAATTATATTGTTCCAATGGCGGGATTTGATGATGTTAATCGATCAAGTTATCACGCCTTCTATGGTAAAGATGACGGGAAGACCATTACTGTTTACACAGAAAGCTCGTTCATTACGCACGATCATTTTTACAATAATACGTCCTCTCCTGAAATACCTGAACTGACAAAGAACCGACTGGAGAAAGTATATTGCGCTCCTGATAAGCGTGAATTCGTGCTTCCAAGCTCAATTGAGGGGATTTTCCGCCAAGCCAGAATGGAGGAGAAAACAATTATGATTAGTTATTATGATGCTGAAAAGCAGTCCCTACTTTTCAGCATCGGAGTGTCACCAGAATCATGCTCTCATGTCAACGCATACCCGGATCAACCTGGTTGAGTATCGGTGCGATCCAGAATAGGTTGTTTCCGGGTAAGATGGTCCTGACATTATGCAGAACCCGGTCGCCAGCATCGCCATTTAACACGCCTGCCGTCACATCAGTAACGGTGTCCATCAGACCGAATGTTGGACCTATAACAGAGCCGATGAAACCTCTGCTGGCGTAACGTGACTGAGTGCTAGTGCCAAAAACCGAACCAAGGCCAAACGCGCCACCAGTAGCCTTTTCCGCCATGTTGTTGTATTCCATAAGTGGACCAAGAATACCCGATCTGTCGATACCCTCAAGCGCTAATTTTTGTGGTGACCAGTCCACTTCCCTGCCATTTGACGCCTGTTTTAATGCATAGGTAAGCGCACCAAGAGCGATTTGAAATGCTGTACCGTAATAAAACTGGGCCGAGCCTTCTGACAGGCCGCCGATTGTTGCTCTGTTATATGACGCCGTTGTGAACGAACGGAACTGGAATACGGTACGACCAATAGGTGAGCTGGCCCATAAAGGAGTGTCTCCGACCCCGGGCGTGATAATGATGTTATTGGTGTCTTTCATGACTGCCGACTGAAACACCCCGGAAGCATAATCATCATCCCATTTATCAAAATTGCCGATGTGCCAGCCGTCAAGAACTTCACCATATTTGCGGAACTGAGCGTTTATTCGCGTGGCCGTCGCAGGGCTGATGCCCAGTTTAGCAATCCTTGATGCAGATGCCGCACCAGAAAGGATACTGTCGGCAGTAACCATGCCATTAATAGCTTTGTTGATATCGTTAAACTGCCCCATCATTGTGAGCTTACCAAAGACATCGGTTACGCGATCGAGACCTGCTTCTGCTGCATTTGTGCGTGTAGAGCTATCGACTAGGTCAGCCATCAACCTGGACCGGGAATTAAGCACTGCCTCTACCATTATCCCCATTTTTTTCATTTCACTTTTACTGGCTGTGAACGCCGGAGATCTTGAAATAAGAGATCCATAACCACGCATGGTGTTTTTGAAACCGTTAACCATTACGCCTCGGGCCAGATCCGGGATAGCGGAAACAGTCATGCCACCAAGTTTTGAAACAAAGTTCACATTTCTCATCGCCCTGCCGGCGCGAACAAAAAATGATGATGGATCGTCAGGCATTTTATATGTCCCTACCAGGCGATCACGCATAGCGGTTATGTCTCGAATATCATTCTCACGGGCTTTTGCCAGTTTTGCCTGTTCCTGGGGACGGGCGCGCATAAGCTCGTCATACTCGTCATGAATCGCTTTAAGCTGCGATTCTAGATTGCGATTGCCAAATGTCTTGGTTAATTCAATGTCTGGTGAAGCCTCCCTGATATGCCGCTGCAATACATAGTTGGCATCACTTTCCAGATAATCTCTCATCAGGTTATCAGGAAGGTTTAAAGTACGCTGCCGTGAACTGCCTGGCACCTTTACAGTGAAAATGTTTTCGAAATCCTGAGGTATTTTCGCACCAACAATTTTATTTATCGTGGCATCGGCAGCTATCTCAGCATCATCGCGTGACATAGCCTGCGCCCCTCTTGACCACCAGTTAACCAGAATGTCACGAAACTTATCACGCTCCTCGACTATCTTCCCCACCCTGTAGACACGAGGAAAATAACTGGTCTGACCCAGCGCTTTTAGTTCAGCATCTGGAGGAAGCAGGCCGAGGTCCTGCTGTGCAACTTTCACCCTGTCAACCACCTGACGCAATGCGCGCGCAGCATCCTGAATAGAGGCATTACCGTGAACATCACCATTGCGCATGGCATCGCCTACTTCCTCACGGAAGCGGGTATAATTTAGATCCCCTCCGTCCGCTTTATATTTTGCATACGCCTGTTTATTGGTAACGACAACCGCCGCCTCTTCACGACGCCAGCCAAGAACCCGGGTTTCTGCCGCAACCGGTGTTTCAAAACCCCGCTTATTTCCACGTAACGCAAAATTGTTTTCTGCCAACTCAAGCCCGGTGATCCGGGCACTGCGGGAAGGAGAGGAAATTACACGGGATATAGGTGTCATATATCCGCCAGCCTTTAAAGCGGTATCAGCAGCTTTCCCACCATCCAGAGTAAGATCGTCTAAAGTTGCCTGTCTGATTCGCATTGCGCCGACACTACCACCGTCAGGAAGACTGTCCATACCCCGATTAAGAGCTGCATTAATGCCAGAATTTTCCAGTGCGTCACCCAACTCTCGTGTTGCAGCGTCCCTTATCCCAGATGAGATCATTGATCCAGCGGTTGCAAAAACACCGCTGAATAACGCGCCGGCGGTAATATGCGCAGCGCTTTCGCCAGCAGTTCTGGTAAATTGTTGACTATTTAATGCCACTTCACTGATTGCTGTACCTGCGGCACCTATTGCCATTTGGGAACCAACCCGAGCCAGCAGTCCTCCCTGAGCACCAGGAATAAACATTGAGGCAACTGTAACGGGATCAACAACCCCAGCAGCTATACTCGCGAGCACGCCTTCGCCACCAGCCTCTGACAAAACCTTTCGATCTTCATTCTCATCATCAATCTGCTGCTTTATCCAGGCGGTTTCTTCCGGGGATCTGGCATCCGCAAACGAGGTCGCCCATTGTTCATATCCCTGGATCTCGTTCTTGTCGGAGTAGGGATTATAACCATCAGCAGGTTCAAACTGTTTGGTTGGTCTGAACATGCCAGCCAGCAAGTTGTTTTGACGAAAAGCTGCATCCCATACTGATGGCTCAGGCTGAGCAGGTTCCGGATTAACGCCGTCAGGCAATGGAACATCGAAACCAGCAGGCGCTGGTAATGCGTTATCCATAACGGAAGGAGATGTTTCAGGCTGTGGATAGATAGGCATTATTCGTCATCCCATGAAAAATAGTTTTTGAAGCGATTAACACGGTCGCCGTGGAATTTTTGGTACTGCTCATCAAGGGCGCGATGTTTATCGATGAAACCGCGCTTCTCCTGCCCTCTAATGACCTCTTCCTGCTCTCTTTGCTCACGCTCTTTCTGGGAATCCTGGTAAGGTTTCCAGTCTTCCAGAGACGGTTTCCAGCGCACCTGGCGATAATGTTTGTCAAAATAAGGCTGAACTGTCTCAATCCCATCCTTATCTTTCGTGCGGATCATGATTGCGTAGTCACCGTTTCTTGGTGTCAAAGCATCAGGCGTTATTTCCAGATCACCTCCGACGCGAGACTCTGGAGTATTTGTTTCAATAACTGGCGCATTACCTGAGGTTATGCCGATCTGCGTCGGGCTGACGGAAATATTTTCTTTCCGGTCTCCATACATTAATTGCTCTTTTTCAGCTTTCCATTGTTCTACCTGCCAGTCAGAAGGCCCATAATTATAAAGAGCTTCTGGTGCATATTTCATAAACCTGGCATTGCCGTTCACAGTACTAATGCTCCATGTGCGCGCGATCTGCTGGTTGGTCATTTTCTTGGCCGCCTCAGAATTTCCGCCTGATGTGCGATAATTTATATCGTAAAGAGACTGGTAGTCGTTTCTGAACATAGCAGCATCTGTAGAGGTATCATCAGCTTCAGGATCAATTCTGAACCACTGCGCCATGTTCCCCCGGGCAGAGTCCATAGCGCTTGCTCTTTCTTTTTTGTACTCCTTCGTGCTTTGAGTAGAAGCGAGTTGCGCTTTTAAGGCATCAGTCTGGTTATATGTTAAGTTTTGCGCCTGATTAACTGCGGCCTCGGGAGCCATACCGGCATCGCTGAGCTGCTTAACGGTCAGATAAAAACCCTGCATATCTTTTGGGAGATCACCAACAGATGCGGAATCAGTCGCGTAGAGAGCATTAAATAAGCGCGCGCCCTGAAGGACAACGTCAGGGCTGCTGGCCCGGGAAATGGCATTAAGCTGAGAAGTAACCTGTGATGGAATAATGCCGGTCTGTCGAACCTGCTGCACGATATCATCGTGCGTGTTTTGGTCGTTCACCCTGAAATTAATCGCTGATTCTGTGTTATCAGCAGCCTTCTGCATAGCTTCATTGCTGGGATCAAGCTTTTCCCCTATCGCTAATGCTTCATTGAAACGCCTTGAATCACGCTGTTCCTGAATAACAGTATTTGAGTTAGAAACCAAAGTTTTTAACTTACCGAAGGCATCGATTTTTAAAGCATAATTAGGATCGTTAGCGGTAGGCTTAACTCTTTCAAGCTCAGCTTTTTGCTGTTCAGGTGGCAGATACTGAATAGCCTGAAATGTTTTTGCATTGTCCATTGCGATATCAAGCTGGGAAACCATTTTACGTCCCTGGTCACCATATCCAAACATGATGGATGGAATAGAAGGGATCGTATCCGGCACCTCTCCGTTATTGAGTTGAGCCATAGTGTTGCTTAAAACAGGCTCAAGAGATTGCAGAACAAGCTTTCTCTGTTTTTCAATCTGAGCGTTTGCCAGATTATCAACCTGATAGATAGTAAGTGGGTCCATCCCTGTTTTATTTTTGTTGTAACGGGAGAGCCATCCGCGAGTTTCGGCGGGTAGATTTTTAACAAAATCTTCCATCGATATTTCGCCTTTACGTGGATCACCCACTTTGGCTATCAGTTTATCGACGTTTCCCATTCCCCAGTTGTATGCGGCACCTGCCAGCGGTTCAGATTGATATTTTTTACTTAATTGCCCAGCGTAATCACGCGCCAGTTGAGCGTGTTGCTCTGGATCGTCTGGGTTATATTGAACGCCTCGCTTTGCAGCAAGCTCTTTTCCCGTGTCTGGCATTAACTGAAATTGTCCCTGTGCCCCGGCGGGGGAAGTTACCAGACTACCGTCGGAATTACGGTGCTTCCCGCCTGACTCCACCATGCCCACGGCTCGTAAGTCCAGGTCTCCGTTACTATCAATGACAGAGAAATCACCATTCATCCAGCCAAGGGGATTTGCAACTGCATAATTTTTAGCTCTGGTTTCAGTAGCGGACGCGTTATCTTTTTCAATTTCAGACAAGATACGTTCCTGAGACCACCCTCGGGCCGCGCCAAAACGAGCAAGCGCAACCATGCGAGTATTCCTTGCAAGGTTTGCTTCCTGAGGGTTATTCCACGCCTCGCCTTCCTTTTGTAACTGAAGTTGCCTGGTAGCATTTAGCTGATCATCCTCAAATGCATTCACTTCGCCAAGCTCATATCTCCCGGCTATCCCATTGAAGCTGATTCGCTGCTGCTGGGCCTGCTGCATAAACATCTGTTTTGAAGCGTCATCTGGCAGGTTACTGGAAAGCTCCTGTATTTTCTCATCGTATTTTTGAGTAAACTCCTGTCCCTTTCCGATGGCGTTCTGACCTTTAAGACTGAAAAGATCCGTTTTCATATCCTCTTCAAACTGGCTTAGTTGTAAGCCAGCCTGTTGAGAAAGTGCCACATTAGCTCTCTTTTTGGCCTCTGCGAAAGCACCTGCATATTGACCTGTTACGTCAGAGAGAACCTGCCCAGCCTGAGGGGAATCAACCGTGGAGAATCCTCCAGTCTGCACCCCTCGGCTTTCAACTTGACGCCCGGTTGTTGTTGGTACTACTGGCATGATTTATCTCCTTATCGACCTGTTTTAGTGCCAACGGCTGAGCTGATCGGTGCTGCATTGCTTTGCGTGAATGGACTCCACGTACCGCCAGCCATCTGGTATGCGCCATATGCCTTGATTGGAGCGGTCAGAAGTGTTTGTGTCGCTGCGGAATTTGCCGCGCTTCTTGCCGCCCGCCCCTCAGCAATTGAGTTAACGCTTTGAACCTGGTAGCCGTAAGCCTCACGCTGCGCATTATTAACGGTGGTCAGCGCATCGAGTTGCCCAAACTGAGCCGTGTCACCGAAGATATCTAAGGCGTTGCCGGTTGAAAGATCTGTTCCAAGCGCACCCATTGTGGCGTTTTGTGTGCCAAGAGCCTGGTTAGTCTGGCGGCGGCGTTCTGCCGCGGCAATATTACCCCTGTTCACAGAGTCTTCAGCCTGAGCCTCAGCGATATCAGCATTCTGATTTGCAACAGCCGACTGATATTTACCCTGCTGTCGCTGGCTGTACGCCTGCATAGCAGCGGAAACAAGTACGGCAGCACCAACCGCGACTGGTCCACACATTATTTTTTCCTCATATGAAAGCGATGGAACGGCAGCCCGTTAACACCATATGGCGCGGCATCCTCGATGTTGAACCCGAGCCAGTGAAGCCAGGATTTAGCAACGTGGTTTCGCGCATCAACATAATTTTCAAGATACGGGTAAACGGTCAGCATTGCATTGACCACTTTCCCGCAGCGGCGCAGGAAAGTGCGCTGATATTTTTCCAGCTCATCGGTGCCCACCAGCCAGGGGATCCCGTAGCCGCCAATCATTGAACCTGGTGCCACTCCGAACACAGTTACCACGCGACCGTTTACCAGTCCGGCGCAGCAGAAAGTTGACGTACGCAACCCGGTTTCGAGTACACGCCTGACACTCCATCCGTTTGTGGCTGCAAACTCTTCAGCATCAGCAGCGCGGACGCGGGGCAGAATTTCTTCAATATGCGAGGCGGTGGCAGGCACTATCTGAGCGTTAATCATCAGAAACCTCCCACCGTCAGACGAGGAATAACCGCCAGCACAGAAAGCGGCAGCGGGTCAGTCTGTTTTATTTTGACGCGGCCATTTTTATCCCAGTTACTGTCGAGCTTGATTTCAACCTTACCGGTTGCGTCATCAACAGGATCGTCGTAAAACTCAAATTCGCGCTGCGGATACTCGTACCACTTCCCGCCAGGAGTGGAGGCCCATATACCGCGACTGGCATTCACCACCAGCGTGACAGTGTTGATAAGCTGCTTCTTATCGAGCAACGTTTCCTGACCATTAATATTGACGTCCAGCGTTTCAAACTGCGCATCAATGGGAAGCCCGATATGCACAACGCCGCCCGGCTTCTCCAGCGTGACAGCGCCACCAGATACAACCTTCTGCGGCTCAACGCTGGCGTCAGAGAGAATGTTAACCGTCTGGCCTTCAAGATGGTTCAGCCCGGCAAACGTGCGGCGAGCCATAAGCCAGTTGGTTGTTGCCGTATTGCGTAGCGCGGCGGGGATATTTCGGTTAGCGGAGATGGTCACGGCATTACTACCGATCACAGAAATGATGTCGCAGCGCAGTTGCTTATCTACCACTTCACCGGCATCGGAATCGTATTCTGAATACGGAAACTGAATTTGTGCGCCGACGTCGCCGGAGCCGAAATATGCCGTTCCGCTGATCGTCAGGGTATAATCCTGCTGATAACTCCAGTCTCCGCTGCCGCCGCTGATGGTCGCCGTCCGGCTTCCGCTGTTACGTCCGTCATAACTCAGGCCGCTGTCGACAAAAAAAGCGTCGATATCATCAGTAAACAGGCGGCTTGAAAGGCGCTCAATGTAACGCACAACCTGGCCGTTTATAGTGCGGTTGACGATGAAGTACACGGCGTCCTCATTCGCTTCGCTGATACTGCATGTGCTTTCGTATTTGCCCGGGCCGGATTGCGGGGACCATGCAAACACCTGTTGATCACGCAGATATGTGAGCGCCAGCAGCTTGCCGTCATCACGAACACAGAACGCGCAGGAATAAGGGACAATGGAGAAACACCAGTCCACAATGCTGCGTTTCTGGAAAAGGTGGTTAGCCAGGATGGTAAGGTCATTGCCCTGGTAACCGTCGACGTCAAAGGAATAAGCCAGATCCCGCACGACGCTGCCCTTCTCCTGGACGAATAAAGCAATGTTTGCCACGGCTATTGGCGGAATATTGCTGCAACCATTGGATCCCTGCGAACTGAGAGAGAAAGCGCTGGGAGTCAGAACCTTATTCTGGTCTCCGGTCACAACAAATTCACCACCAGACGTCAGAACAACCAGAGATCCAACGTCGATCAGGTGGCGGATCTCGTTAACCTGACGCCCGGCGTAGGTGTAGATAATGCGATCATCGTCCTGAATCGGGTTATTCTTCCCGAAGTCCTTGTAATCGCCGGTGCGGCTTGCCCAGATCGTCTGCGGATAAGCAGTAGACGCAGCGAAATAAAGGCGTTGCTGATAATAAACGACAGTGCCGGGATAACCGTTAACACTGTTCCAGGCAAACCGCGCCCACTTATAGCTCGCCTTTGTGCTGCCCACAACGTTTTCAGGGATGCGAGAAATAACCGTAGCCGTTGCGCTTTTTCCATCACTGGCGACGGCGGTGATACGGACAATGCCGAAGCCACTGTGCAGGTATTCCCACTGTATGCCTGTATCATCATCTCCAGTGCCGCCCCATCCGTCCCAGGCCATGCCTTCGGTATGTGACGGACGCAGCGTCCCGGTCTTCCCGGCAGTGTTGGCCCGGTAGTAGTTGCTTTCCGCCCGCCGGATATCGTTAATCACTGTTTCTTTGCTAGTCTCCCAGACGGGGACAGAATCAACCGCTGGTTGCTCAAGGTAGAATAACTTGCCGACCTGTTCAGATCCGAAAATTTCCTGACTCGCAGTCAGCGTGATGATGCCGGTGGGCGCGCTGGCGTAAACAGTGCTCGTCTCGGTAACGTTGATATCTTCAAACGGTCCGTTATTCGTCTCAACATCAACGATCTGCCAGTTGTCATGCGCGTACCGGCGCAACTCTTTAGGCGGATAGTTCGGATGAACAAGCGTCAGAACGTCAGCGCTTTGCGTGAATTTGATACGGAAGAGATCGTCTTCAGCGTATGGCATTGCCAGTTCATAAATGGCGTTGCTGCTGGTCAGCACCAGCGCACCATCTTTAATGACGCGCATGTAGTTGTGACCGAACTCAAGCGCATATGTCTGTACCGTAGAGAACTGGAAGGGGATCAGGCGGCATTTGCGGTCAGGGTATTTTGCCGCGGCAACAAACCGCGTGCCCGGACGGTTTTCCACGCCACCATATTGCCGGACAATGAAGTTATCGCACTTGCGCAGCGCCACCTGATACTTAGCCATGTCGATGCGACCATACAGAGAAGGCCCGATCTCACCACCAGCAAAGCTCGGTTGTATCCAGCTAAATGCCATCAGCATAACCTCGCAACAGTGAATTCGCTTTCAGGTGCTACCGGCTCCTGCGACTCATTCATGCTGTGTGAACCAGCGTTAAGAATGATTTGTTTGTACATACTGAGAGCGTTATTTCCGAGATCTGCATTGCCGGTCAGTGACATGTTGATCGACGCAGCCAGTTTCCACGTCAGCGCTTCCTGAAAAATAGAATCAAACATGTTGACGTCGGTGATCCGCGCTACGTACTTCAGCCAGGCCTGCGCCTCATTCGTGTAGATCAGCTTTCCGGTGCCGTCAAAGTCAGCGCCAACAAAATACTCAACACGCATACGCGAGGCAGGGTTAGGGATCCCGGCAGTGGGGATCTCAATAATGCGCAGGCAGTCTGTTGGGTAGGTGTAAGCATATTGCCAGTCAGGCGGCGGATTGTTGGTGTCAGCCAGTGCTACACGCTTGGTGGCAAAGTTCCAGTCGAAGTCTGCCAGCACCGCATCACGCATTGATTCGTAATACAGTGAGCACTGACCGGCTTCTTTGCTGGCTTCTTCCAGGCTGTTAATGCTCCGGTTGTTTCCGAGATTCCCCAGAGCACGGTTGCAGATCTCGATAACGGAAGCCATCACTCACCCCCGGAACCATACATCACTTCAGCGGTGCTGCGCTCCGGAGCCTGCGGAGTGGCCGGAGAAATAGCCATGTCAGTGATCTGAAGGCTGGCGTTATGCTGCATGCCTTCTTCAGTGTCACGGGTTGACGTAGAGCGAATAATTGCCTTAGCAGTGATCATTACTTCAGTCCCTGCTGGCTGCGGCGTCGCCTTCAGTTTGGTCAGCGTCTCGTTGTTCAGCTCAATGCACAACCCCCACGGATAATCATCACGGGTTTTGGTTTCGCCGTTCTCATCCTGAAATGTGTCGGTGCCGATTTTTAGATTTACCAGTTCCATAATCCACTCCTGCAAGAAGGGGGCCGAAGCCCCCTGTTTAACTCAAGAGGCTTAAACCCCTAATTCTTTCCGCTTCGCAGCGATTTCGCTCTTCATTGTTTCAGCCGACTTATTGCCCGGCTTCTTGTCGAAGAGTTCTTCATACTGCTGGCGTAAAGATGCGAGGTCTTCGCTCACCGCACCGTCACCGCTGCCCGGCTCGCCGTCGTCAGGGTTGCTGTCAGAAACAACGCTCACCTGAGGAGGCTTAACCTCTTCGGTCTTACCGTGCTTTTTCTCGGCCTTCTTCTTCGCGGACTTAGCCGCATCGTTCAGAGGCTCCAGAGCGCTGCCCGGCTCGCCGTCGTACTCAACCTCTTCACCTTCATGTACCAGTTGATTGACGATGAAAGAGAGGCGCGTAACGCGGTACTTCGCTTTTTCTTCAGACATATTCGCCTCTTAACCAGTGATACGTGAACGGATCGGATAGTAGGACGTGTTGTTACCGTCTACATCCAGGTTGATGCCTGAAGTGAAAGCGCCGGCGGTCAGCGGCCCGGTACCCACGGAATAGTTCACACGCAGATAACGCAGAACACCCTGCGGAACTTTCTGTGCAACAACACGCTTACCGGCGGTAAGGTCAGCCAGAGCCAGATCACCACTGCTGGCAAGCGTGCGCCAGGTGGAATTATCAGAGCTGGTCTGGAACTGAATATTCACCGTAGCAGCGCCAGCAGCAGCGGCAGCAGTAGTCGCGTTAACGAACCATTCCAGCGGATAACCCACGCCGATATCACGGCGGGTGCCGTCAATCGGGCCGAGGTCGACCACATCAGTCGAAGGTGCAGAAGCCGTAACCGCCTGACCTTCAGAGAACATCAACAATTTGTCGAGGATCATCTCTTTTTCTCCATGTATGGGCCAGCAGGCCCATCAGTTAATGACAGGCGTTACACAACGCGGGATTCAGTTTCCAGAATCGCATCGGTTTCGCGGATCGGAATACCACGGAATGCAGTCCACCACTCGCCTTCTGTCTCTTTAACGGTCAACGCCAGAGACGCTTTGTCGAGAGACTGAAGGTCGAGAGCCTGAGCAACAGAGCGGTTCATATAGAACACAGCTTTGCCCATGCCACGGTTCGGGATGCGATGCAGTGCCTGAATCATCAGACGGACGATGTTTGCAGCGGCGGTCGGGCTGGACAGATCGCTGACATCGATGTTTGCCACACGGACAACATAGCGCCAGTCACGAACGGTCAGGCCGTTATCCCACTTGTAGTGGGAGCGATAGCCCTGATATTGGCCGCCGTTCTGGTCGTAGAGCGTATGCTCTCCCAGATCGTCATGCTGAAGACCGGCTTTCTGGTCTTTCGGGAAGATACCGTGAACGGTATTCTCGCCCCACACAATCAGCCAGATAGATGTGTTATCGGTACCGGTACCGCCTGCGTCGATGATGTTCTGAGCATTACCAGCGGACTTGCTGGAATAGCGCGGTGCCAGACCCATGAAGCGCTCAGGGTTAACGCTGGTATCGCCGTAAAACAGCGTCTGCGCCATCTGCTGATTCATACCTTCGATGAAGGCGCGATCTTCCGAAAGACGGAACTCAGCAGTGTTACCGTTCAGATCGGCCAGCGACTTGTCCACTTCGGCATAGGCTTCCAGCATACCGACGGTATCGGTGATCTGCGCCGTGGTGGATTTACCCTGTTTCACGCCGTAGTTCAGCAAGCGCCAGGTGCCTTCCGGCAGACCAGTGCGGATGGTGGTACGGTGCCCGGTCGGCAGGTTGCCTTCTACAAACGGCATATCCTCCAGAATCGGGTTAGTCTGGCCGAGCAGCTCGATGATTTTATCGATCTTGCCGTTCGGGTCTACGCGCTTACCCCAGTCTGCCAGCGTCAGCGCAGTTAAGCCTTTAACAGCCATATTTGTGTCCTCTCTTATTTGCCATAAAGCACTTCGGCAGCGCTACGCTGACCGCTTTCTTTACCGGTCACCATGTTGTCTTCTGACATGGCTTTGCCGATCCTGATGAACGTCTTAACCAGTTCAGGGTGATTACCCAGTCCGGTGCCGTTCAGGTATTCTTTCAGCTCAGGAGTGCCGAACTGTTCCAGAGCGCGTTGCGCTGCGCTCAGGTTAGAATTGAGTTTGTCGCCGCCGATCTCTTTGTCAGCTTTGACTGATTCCGCCCAGCCTTCGGTTTGCTTCTGCCATGCTTCGGCCTGCTGTTTCTGCACCATCGGAAGCAACTTAGTGCCGTACATATCAACCAGCTTCTGCGCCTGTTCCTGGTTGAGGTTCAACTCGCGCGCCAGCGGCTCGAAATCCTTCAGGGCTTCCGTATCCAGTTCAACGCCTTCAGTGGCCTTAAACTCATATTTTTCCGGAGCGCCTTCAGGTTTTTTATCCTTCTCTTCCTTTGGCTTTTCGCCGTCTCCCTGCTTTTTGTCTTCCGGCTTATCAGCTTCATCAGCGTTTTCACCCTGCTTTTTCTGCGGGTCGTCCTGAGTGCCAGGCTGCTTATCGTCCACAGTTTTTTCAGGTTTATCGCCTTCAGCACCTGCTGCCTGCTCTGCGCCGGTTGCAGTATCGCCTTCGGCACCACCACCAGATGAACCACCAGCGCCAGCGTCAGTAGCCTCATCCATCAGGACTACGCCAAAAATTTTCTTAAACAGTTCGTTGCCCATGTCTTTTACCCTTAAACGATTGTCAGGCCGGTGATCACGCCATTAGCCACATTGACAGTGACCTGACGGTTTGCCGTGCCAATTGCGAGGATCGCGTTGTTAGTTACAGGAAGTGACGCCAGAACGGTGCCGTTTGCTACCGGAGCGATGGTGGCTGCCAGGTTAATCCCGGTCACTACGCTACCGGCAGTGACGACTGAGGTTGACCCCTTGCCATTAGCCCCGGCGCTGTTACGTACCTGAACAGTGTCGCCGTTCTTAACGACAGCAGCAGATGCTGGTAACTTAAAGCGATCTGCTTTACCTGCCTGCACCACGGCAGAGACGGAAACCGCCTGATCCGTAGTGCCATCTGACCCGTAAAGCGGATAGCCCAGACTGTCAGTTACAGGAGCCATATTTGACGGCAGCGTTGTGGCGCTACCCTTGATCATCGGCTGATAGAAGTCCCACCCACCCAGGGATGAATCCACGACCATCGCACCGAATGGCTGCCAGCCATCAGCGATCTGCTGGACCATCGCCTGCTCAAGTTCCATCAGGCTGGATGCATGGAAATAGCGAATAGCCTCAATCACCGGAAACCTCCTTATTCTGCTGGCGTTGCTCTTCTGCCATCTTCAGGTAAAGCTCAGGGCATACCGCCATCACTCTGCTGAAAAGGGCCAGCGACACATTGCGCTGACCTTCGTTAAACGATGTGACGTGAGGTTCAACAGCAAACGTGGAAGCAAATACCTTGCCTTGCTCAAGCAAGTTCCAGACGACGCGGCGGCCACGCTCAGTAGCCATTACGTAACGAATATCTTCAGCATCACGTTCTTCGCGCTCCTGAATTGCTCGTTCCTGCTGGGCTGTAAGCTTCTCTTCTTCCCAAATGTCCGTCATTGCTGCGCGCCCCCTGCTGCGTTAGCCATAGCAGTAAGAACGCTAGGATCTGATGTCTGTGCCTGGCTGAGGGTTTTCGCACCATCGGCGGCAGCCATACCCATTTCCATTGCCTGCTGGCGTTGCTGCTGTTGAGCACGCTGCTGGCGAATGTCATTAACCTGGTCCTGCGGAACGATGACCGTCGGAGATACGCCGGACATTTCCGCAAATGCATCAATCGCCTGGTCCACATTGAGCTTGTCGAGTGCTTCAGGTTTAACTGCGGCAAGGTTGCCAATGAAGCCAACGGTTGTGGACAGACTGGAAAGGCCAATAGACTTCTGCGCCTGTGCCATCACAGAGATGTATTCGATGCGCAGCGGCATACCCTGCATAACGTCCGGCGGCGGCGGGAGCATGTTCTTGCGCACCATGATGCTGAAAGCGCGATCGATGAGCGGATTAAGGCATTCATCGTTCAGGCGCTCCAGCACGGGGCCAAGCATAAGCAGCTTCTCTTCCTTCATCTCGATCACTGCCTCAACCGGCATTGAACGTGTATTGATGCTCTGCAACATCATGAACAGGTCGACAAAGAAAGATGAGTTGATGATCTGTCGCGTGTCCTGGATATCAGCCAGCAGATCGGAGGTATTGGGATTAACCAGGTATGCAGGTTTGAAACCGTCCTGCCCGGTCACTGTGTCCAGGTAGGTCACATCACCAGGGAGAAGGGATACACGCTGCGTCTTGAGTGAGGTTGGCGCGACCATCGGCGGGTTAGTGGCTTTGTCGATCAACTGGCTTTTGCGTTTCTGCTCAAGCTGGAGGGCTTTAACCTGGCCGAGCGCCAGCATTCCCGGACATGACGATCCATACACGTCCTCCCCGTTAACTTCCCAGCGTGGAGCCATGATCGGGAACTCATCGAAACCAGACTCGCGCAGCACCTTGTCACTGTCGCCGCCAACTTCGTAGTAGACCGATTTCCACGGCTTATCTTTCGACAGCAGGCTGCCCGTCTCGCGGTTCATGTTCGGGTAAACAGAATGGATTACTTCGATCCACTGCTCGTAGTTTCCACCTTCCCACATCGATTTAACGCTGGTGCTGACGCTGTTCGTGCCGAACTTCTGAACGAGCTGGCGAACCGTCATAGAAAATTTGCGGAAACAGGTGTCAACGCTGCCACGCTCAGAGTTAGCCAGGTGGTAACTGCCGATAGGGAACATCATTGTGCGCAGCACGTCATCGTCATCTTCGAGGACAGCCATGGCCCCGGTGCTGTAAATCCCCAGACTGCTGTAGAGCAGCGGCAAAGACTGGTAGAGGTTCGACTTGTTGAATACTTCGTTCATGCGGCGCTGCACGACTTCGAGCCAAAGCTTAACCGGGCCGTAGTCCATCATGTCCGGATCTGGCGTTGCCAGCCTGAACCACGGACGCGCCGGGGAAGTGATGCCGGACATCATGCCGCTGGACAAGGTGCGGGCTGCCAGGCTGCCGGTTGGGTCGACGATTTTATTGTTGCGGCGTTCGTTGCGGTTGACATCAGAGACGAGAAAGCGTGAGCCACGCGGATTGATGAAATCACTCAGGTCGCGCCAGTGGCTCTCGAAAGATGAGCGATCATTTCCGAGCTGAGCGTATTGCTTGTTCAGTCGTTCCTTCAGTGTCTCAGCCATATCCCGCGCTCCCGTTACTGTCCGAGCAGCGTTTTACCGCTGGTGTTAGCTGCGGAGGTGTCGCCCTGTGCGCCGGTCAGCAACGTAGACGCACGGCCATTAGCAGCGCGGCGGCGGCGGGTCTCTTCATCACGGGCATCAACTACTGCCTGGTCCTGCTCCTGCGGCGCAGCCTGGATTTCCGGCGCGGCTGGCACTGATGGACTACTTCCGACACACATAGCATTAACTCCGGATGGATTAAATTATTACCAATTTAACCATATACGGATTATTTTACGTAGTATATTGACAGTAATTGCATTAATTATTACCTTTAAGGTAACTTTTATGGACGAAGTACATAACCCGAAGCGCATTCCTGAACATCACTTGTGGTGTTGCCGTTAAATCCAAACCGGTGGAGTGCGCTTCGTGTTGTGGTGAATGCGCAGGCTGATGCGCAGCCTTAATGGCAGGTCGGATGGGAATTGGAGACTTGGGACGCGCCTGAAAGTATGGCGGCAAATACCATCAAAGCCGGAGATCAGCGCCGGCCACCACAACAAACGGTGTATGGCACATGCGCCGTAGCGGTCCACTGATTTTCCCTTGAAGTGCATTGATCAGTGGGTAGCCGGAATGTGCAAGCCAGGCTAAACATGACGCCCTGAGCGATTCACCATCGCGGCGATACGGTGTGGCACCCCGGGAGCAGACGGGGACACAACAGGTAAGAGCATTGAGATTGGCGGCGACTGGCCTCTAACCGTTTGGCGACGCAGTGCTCTTTCCGTTGTGGTGAATGGCGGGGCTGACCGTCAAACGGTTGAGAAAAGATAAGCAGGCGAAACGTTCTAAGCGAGCATAGGGACTGATCGAACGCGGATGGAACGGGCGGTTACGATATTGAAACACCGCGCCACTGAGCTGGAGTTCAGCACCAGCCACCACAAACGAATCACGCCTTAGGACCGTGATACCCGAAGTACCGATAAGCTGTGTGTAGTCTTGGCGGTGGCAGGTTATTTGAATCCTTACTGTCACCGCCCTTTTTACACCAGAACGTCATTGCGATGGCTTTCTGTTGTAAACCCGTGACATCCCGCCAAGGAAGGCACCCTCCGTTATTGCTTCCAGTTTGCCCGGTTCGCCGGGCATTTTTTTAAAGGTGAAAATCATGAGCCAAAACTTAGCAGGTTGCTTAGCAAATTCTCATAAGCCAAACCCTAATGAAGAAATGCGCCGCGACAACCTCTACCAAACGAAGTTGAATTGCCTGGCTGAAGTGCTTGGAAAACAATTATTCGTTGAGAAAGCCGACGCGGAGCGCAGCGCCGAAGCGATCAACGCTGCGTTTGATAAAATCACTTATTGATTGCGTGACATGTCACAATCAGCCCGCTGACGCGCGGGCTTTTTCATGCATAGGGGTCATATTCTGTAATGGCCTTTCCCTGCTGCTCCCGCTGCCCAGGGATGCGCTGGCGTTTCACCACCGGGAAAGCATAGGTCAGCACGTAGGCGTCTGCGTTGTTCGGCGACCTGCCCAGTAATTCCTTCACCTCTTCCTTGTCCTGCAAAATCTTGCGGCTGTCCTTCAGCCTGACTTTGTATTCAGGCGCGCTGAGTTCGTCGGCTAAGTCCTGGCTGTCGAGCTGCGCTCCCAGCTTCAGAGCATCGCGTGCTGATTTGTACATCTCGCCGCGCTTGTTCGCCATTTCAGGGTCTGACGTGCCACCGCCAAACTGTATCAGCGTCCACGCCCGGCCCCAGTTATCGCCAACGGATTTAAGTCCCGTGCCGTAGCCGTAGTCGATGAATACCGCGTCAGCCTGGTGCAGGTCTTCGAAGTCGGCGATCACCTTTGCAAACCATACATCGTCGGTAGTGCGCGGGTACTCTCCCAGTTTGCGGCAGTGCAGCCCTTTACGCAGGTAAATAACCGCCGGGTCTTTGCCCTGGTGCGACGGGTCGACGCCAATCACCGTGGCCGCGTGCGCCACCTGTGCTTCGGTGATCACCCTGCCCACCGCCGGACCGGTCAGGCCGGACGGGATGAACTGGTTTTCAGACGCATCAGGGAAGATGCCGCGCACGCGGACCTTCACAAAGTCGCTGTCTTCGCCGTAGTCCTCAACCCATTTCTGCAACTGCTCTTTGTTCGTGCCCTCGACGGTGCGCGAGTCAATCTGTTTGCACTTCCAGCGGTGCCGGTATTTACGGAAGCACTCACGGAAACGCCCGGTGTTACGCGTCGGGTTCCCGAACGCCACCCAGACGATCTCGGTGTCTTCGTCGGTCAGCGCCCCCTCTGCCACCTCCCACACCAGATCGGCGATATTCGACGCTTCGTCGAAGATAACGATGATGCGCTTACGCTCGTTGTGCAGCCCGGCGAACGCCTCTGTGTTGTGTTCTGACCACGGGATAGCATCAGCGCGCCAGCGCTTGTCATGGCCCGGATCATTGCTGTACATCGCGGTTGCGGTGGTGCTGAACCAGTCTTTCGTAATAGCCAGATTCGACCATTTGATGATTTCCGGCCACGTCTTCGTCCGCAGCTGGTTTTCAGTGTTGGCGGTCACCACCACCTTGCAGTCCTCGCAGGTATCCATCCCCCACTTAATCAGCATCGATATGAACGCCGACTTACCGATCCCGTGACCGGAGGCGCGCGCCAGCATCAGAGGCTGATATCTGGTAGCAGGGTTCTGTAGATGCTCGCCTATCTCCTGGAATGCCTCAGCCTGCCACTGTCTCGGCCCGCTGGCATGAGCCAGTTCGCCGCCCTCTTCACCCCACGGAAAAGCGTAATGTGCGTATCCCAGCGGATCGTAAGTAAACCCGGCAATATCCTCGACGAGCTGCTCTTCGGGTGACAGGATGGCGGCTTCGGTCATTTATCACCGCCCCGCTCTTTGACACGCTGGCGTGCCTTAGCCATCTTATCGGCGATAGTCACTGTGCCTGATACCTCGATGCGCTCTTTAAACGCGTTGACGTCTACGTGCTTACCGATCAGTTCGAGGTTCTTAACCTTGTCCGGCCATTTAATTTTCTTGAGCATGTTCTCGAGCGTTGTCTCATCGAAGTTGGTGATCGTCGTCGAGATATCCAGACCGCTTAGCGTGGTGCGCCATATCTTCGGCCACTGGCTTATCGGCTTCAGGCCGCCGTCGTCGTTGAGTATGTCGATCACGTCCATCTGGTCGATCTCCACCAGCCGGAGAAGAACATAGTCCGCACTGACGCGTGTGCGCTTATTGCGCTCTTCCATCAGCTCCGCAATCCGTTTCTGTACACGCTCATCTCGCATATTCTGGCTGGCGAACTTTGAGGCTGTTTTTTCTGAGTAACCGGCGCGTATTGCCGACCCGCGCTGGTCTTCCGGCGACTTAATGTACTCCTGGCAATACGCCTCCTGAATTGCCGTAAGAGGCTTATATTGCGTTGATTTGCGTTTGTGGGTTTTCGGGATCGCTGGCATTGTTACCGCCTGAGTAATTAATTACCGTTATGGTAATACTAACACGCAAAACAAAGCCGCCATAGTCGGCGGCCGCATTCAGAAACCATCAAATTCATCAGTCATTACAATCACCGTGACCTGTCACATTTACTTATCCGCCAGCGCGCGAAGAGTTTCTCGGTTATTCTCGCTGGCTCTCTTCAGCGCCACCTCAAACTTATCGCCGATGTTCAGCTTAAGCTCATGCCAGCCCATCGTTGCCCAGCACTCTGAATCACCGGCGCACGGGCAGGCGTTCACCGGCAGCGCGTCGCCGCACTTACCGCACTGGCGTTTGCTGATCGATGTGATACGTCCTAGCACCCGCGCATCATCCTGGCGGATAAGCATCGCTATGTACTCTGACATCTCGTAGGGATCACGGCCTGGTCGCCGGGCGGCGCAGTTCCGCGCCAGCATATCCATTTCCTGCTCGTCGAGTACCACTTCCAGCTTTCTATCGCCAGTGGCGCGCTGCCGGGCGCGCTGTGCTGCTTTACGTTCTGCGGGGGATTTAGCCACGAATCACCCCCGATTTGACAGCATAGAAGGGGCAAGGAATACCTGGTGAATGCTTATTTCCACAAACAAGGCAGCGGCCATTAGCAAAAAGACTTCCACTCCGGAAAGAGACAAAGTGATCTGCGTTCTCCGACAAAGCATTACGGAAAGCAATGGAGACGACCTTACCACCCATGAACATCATGTTTGCGTCTAGCTTCGGCTCCTGACCGTCTTCGAACTCAACGACGAAAGTTATGCTGGACATCACTTGCTCCCCCTGTAATCAAGCCAGACCATCCAGGCAATCAGCGCACAGCCTGAAACAAAAACAACGCATCCCAGAATTGCTAAAGGCCATGTCATGATTTCACCTCCGGCGCTGCTGCAATCATTGCCCTGTAACCGGCAGCATGTCCGCGCCAGTTAGCAACCTCGGAAAGCCACGCATTCATCATTGCCTGAGTTGGCTCAGCAGGCAGCATCACCCAACCATCCGGTATTGCCGGAGAGTTGCCAGCCTCCTTGACATGCATGCGCGGCTCACCATCTTTCGACTCTGGCCACTGGCGCGTTTTGTTTATCGCCAGCTTTTCAATCATTGCCCTGGTGATGAAGTCGTCAGAAATTCCCATGCGGCGTTGTGCGTCCCAAAGCAGGAACTGCATATCAGCCCACTCAAGCGGATCTTCTGGGTTAGCAGCGGCTTCCAGCGCTTCTTTTGATAAATGTTTAAGGGGTCCAACCGGTCCGACTTTGCCGAACGTCTTATCAGACCATTCAGCGTGCTCACGGCGAACCTGTTCGCGCAACTCATCACGATTGCTTACAGGTTCGAGCATGGCGGCGCGGAAGGAGTTCCAGCCCTCAACATATCCGCATTCGTGCATATCGATAATTCCGTCTGCGGT